GTTTCTCGCCACACAACGGCCATAGCAAGGCCGGAACCGCACCGCCCCACCCTCAAGGCACAGAACCCGGCTGACCCGCCGCAAATGGCCTTACGTTGCCAGGAAACATGCCTTACAAACCAAACGGCCCCCGTAAGTTGGGGGCCGTTTGCTGCCATGGAAGGGCGCAGGTTGCTAACTATCAATTGGCAGGACGGTTGGATAACGCGTCTATCCGCCTATGAGCGTCGGTAATGCTGCCGTTCATCCGGTCCAACCGGTCACTGATGCCCTTAACATCTTCTTTTACACCATCTATCCGTTCGGCCATGATGTAACCCCGGCCTTCAGCCTTGGATTGCCAGCGGCCTATTTTATACATTAACGTCATAAACGTCACAACGCCGCCAAGGAAGGTGAGCCCAATACCAGTTAAAGCTATGGCGATTACCGGAGTCATATCAACCCCACCTGGCGGCCTACTTCGTTTAGCCGTTCAGCACTGGTGGCATTCTGCCAGGTGAACCGGGGCGGGGGTGCTACAGGTTGTTCGATCAACAGCCCGGCCCGCTGATCCTGGTCGCTGTCCACTACCTCCAGTTCTTCGTCCCGTAGCCCCAGCCCGGCAGCCACATCATGCCTGTGGTTGTTTGATGGCGTGTTGAAGTAGATAGCGCTGTCGGTGTAAAGAACATTGACCCACTTGCCAGTTGCTACTTCGCGTATATTGCGATAAATCATTTCACCCCTAATTCAGTTAGTAAATCCGCTAGGGCTGTGGAGGGCTGTGGGTTAAAGGCCCTGGTGGTGGAGAAATACTTCCCCGGTTCCCCAGGGCTATCATACGCCTCTGGGTGCTTGAGCGCCGCGCCTTCCTCAACGATCTCCTGGATGCGCTTGTAACCGTAGCCGCCCAGTTCATGTTTCGTTACCATCCACAGTAAATGAACTCCATGGGTGCACTGTGGACAGGTTCCAGCACGCCACCGCCGTTCATAGACTTCCCACCCCTCGGTTCTGTCGTGAACCTCATATAGCCGATGGCTAGATAAGTCTAGGTAGCCTTGCAACAGCTTGAGTTCGGCCAGGGTGCGCCCCATCTTATGTTCAACCATCTTGGTGTCAAACTTGGCGTGGGTCCGATGGGCTGTGACACCGTTACCGAGCGCCCAACCCTCGGTAAACCAATTCTCGGTAATCCCGTCTTGAATGAGCCGGTCGCTTACATGGATAACGGGGTCCGCGATTCGCTCCTCGCCCCTAATCGATCCTATAAACACGCCGTCAAGGTTGACACGTATCCTCCTATCCTTTTCGAGGATACCGAGACATTCAACGTTCTCGAAACAAAACGCGAGCCCGCCAGCGTGCAAGATCGGAGTGCCGGGCTCTGTAGCGTCCTTGACCGCCTTATCAGCGAATACATATACGTGGGGATTCTCCATGGTTTAACTCGCAGTGAGAGAATATGCGTGTAATTCATCGGATCCTAGCGTTTGTGATGCGCTTGCCGTGATTCCACGGATGATAATACTAGTGATTTCGGCGGTGATGTAAGCCGCCGCTTGGTCTACCCTCGGACCCGACTTTATGCCAACAGAGGTCTGCCCGACTGTTACAATACGGTATACACCGCTCATATTACCGTCGACATAATTTGTCACACGTCCCCCACAGATGCCCCGGAATCCGCCAGCTTCGCCGTTGTTCGCCGCAGACGCCGCCCATAGTGCCGGATTGCCAGAATTCGCCACCGCTTCCAATATGACAGTCGTGTTGAGTTTCAGTCCAATACCCGCATTAGCAGCGGCCCCGGAAGTCTTGCGCCCGCCAACAACCAAGATAAACGGCTCTGCGGCGGCTATGGTCAAACTGGAGCCGGTCAACAGATCGGTCGCGCTCGTGCTAATGGTAGTGGCCTCGCTGGTCTGCCCGCCCTCTCGTGTGATCGCGCTGGCCGCCAAGGCTTGCCAGGCAGGTTTACCAGAAACCCCGGTTAACACCTGGTCATTGCTGCCGTAGGCCAGGATTTCAAACAACCCGGCGCTGGCCCCAATCAACATACCACCGGTTGTAATGGCACTGATGTCCAACTCCAGGCCGCCGGACTCGTGCTTTAGCGTCCCGGTGGAACTGGTGAAGGCTGCCAGCTTGACCCCAGCGTTCGCGCCCGTGCCAACCCATATATCCCCGTCCGCCGTCATGGCGTCGGTGGCACCGGCAATAAAGTTGTTGACAATCTCGTTCCAGTCGCTAGCGGTCACCACGTACCCAGTGACCTGGGTCGCCATTACTGTGTGGGCCATACCACCTGCTCCCCTAGCGGGTCGTTAGCCAGGGCTTCGCGTAGCTCGGATAATTGCTTGCGGAGGGCAGCCACCGTCTCAGGCTTGCCGTTAGGCTTACCATCCCTACTCCGCCCGCCTGTTGGCAACCAATTAGCGTAAACCATCCTGTTCATTAGTGTCGGTCGTTTCAGGAGTTCTACCTCAATCGCCCCTTTATTCTCTGGGAAGATGACCTTGAACCAACCAGCGCCACAATCCGGGCACATGCACACCGGATTGATGGAATCAACCCCCACCGCCCCAGAACATCCTGGCACATTAGGACAGCGGACGATCCATAACCCTCGGTATAGCTCCGCCTTTACTTTGCCAATAACCACGTCTGGTACTTCATGGCCGTTTTTCATGGCCTCCCCAGCCAGAAATTGGACGATATTCAACCCCGGTTGGACCATGTGATGTTCTTGAATGCGATTCCTTGGCATTAACATCATGTATAGGCCAGCCTCGTTTCAGTGCCTAGTTTGGATGTCCCTAAAGTCCAGGCGTCTTGACTTTCCGCATCGGATAGTTGCCAGGTGGTCCACATAGTCCCCAATTTAGCGTCCATGATATGGCGTTCGGACTCGATATACATATCCCGGTTGATGCCAAGGCCAGTATCGTTGTTCGCCACCAAGGTGATACGGTCGCTGATGGTTAAGTCCAACGCCTCTGCCAACATCCCGGTTGTACGATTAGCCAAGAACCGAATTTCCTCCAAAGGCTGCACCTGAGCAAAAACGGCGTTATGCCAGTTGGCCCAGTCAAACGCCTCGGCGATATTGGGAACGTACTCTGGCGGGTCTGGGAACGTGCGCGGGTGAGTCGCAGCGGTTTCGACTGTTACCCTTGCCGGATCGTCCCTTGTTAATGGGGTCCCCCTGGCCTGGAGCAATGTTATGAACACATCGACAGCCGCCCCATTCGCTATAGATATTTTCATGGCGTTGCCGAACTTGGTCAGCGTCACAGTCAAGTCGCCGCTGTGGTCGTCACCCGTCCCATCGGCCTTACTATTAGCCTCATAGTCGGTGTTCTCCACAAGCGTGGTCCAGGCATCTACCCCGATATCTTGGTTGGCCGAATCAGGGACCGGATATTCCGCCCAGAATATGCGGGTTTCGCCAGCGGGTATGCTCGGCGAACTCGCCCCACTGGAGTTCAACGTCCATAGGGTAGCTAACGCCCCCACCGTGAATGTATGTACTGGGAGAGTAAAAATATGAAATAGCTGCTGCCTACTATCCAATTGGCGAATCTCAGAATAGGCCAAGGCCGCCGCGCTGGCATCGCTAAAGCTGGCCTGGCTGGTGTTGTAGGGTGCAAGCTGCCGATGGCGCCGATCCTCAAATACAATCCGCCCGTCCTTGGATTCCCCTATATACCCTGTTTCTGTCCGTTCAAGCCGACGCAATGCACTGAGGGTACGTATCTCATTCTCTAACCAGAACCGAGCCAACGTGGTCTTGCCTGCATCTATAGTCCGTTGGTTTGTCGACCAGCCCGATTCAGTCAGCACCCGCCCAACAGCCGTTCCAGTAAGTTCGCTTGTAGCCATCGCCAACCGCAGCTTGTTGAGGTTGACTTGCCCCAGGGGCCCAACCCCCACCAACCTGGCGGTGTTTAACCCGCTAATGCTGGGGATCGGTTCGAGTTCCTGGATGAACCCGCGCCACAAGGAATAGTTGGCGATCCCCTCGGCGTCGGTGACTGTATTCGTATCGGTCAGGGTATTGCTGTTTTCGCTGTCCGCCCTGTTCCCAGAGGCTTCCTGGAGGTCGTACCAGGCATTAAGGGAGGTCTTTAGGGCCGAACCGTCCCCGGTCAGTCCTATGTCCCTATACCGGACTCCATCGGTGTCCCGATAGAGGAACGTCCTTTCGGTAGAGGACAGCAGCTTCCCCGTATGCCCCACCGAAACCATCCGCCCCCCGAAGAACCGATCAACCCCACTGGAGTTCCCGGCCCCGACGGTGAAGGCTATGGCGTTCGCCAGGGTCCCGTTCTGGGACACTATGCTGGCCGCGCCCTCTGCCGCCCCAGCGTTGATATAGAACTGGGCATTACCATCCCGATCAGCGGTCAGAACCCAGAAGTACCAGGTCCCCGTAGAAAACACCGTAGTCGAGGATATAGTCGTCACCGAGGTGCCATCGGATATCAGGAAGTCCAAAGTCCCATCTGTCTGGAGTTCTACCGCATAGCCGAGGTTGGTGGCGCTGGCTCGGTCCCGTTTGTTGACAATGCCCTGGACCGTCGCCAGGGAGTCGATATAGAGCCACCCGAACAGAGAAAAGTCGCCGGTGGTAACATCGAGAACGTCCCCACCAGTAAAGTATTCAGAGTTGGCTATGGTGAACTGGGCTGCCCGGCCATGAACTGTAAGTCTTATTTCCTTGTCGGGCTTAACGTTGCCAGTCAACGGACTACCTGTGTTGAAACTGGAGTAATCTCCGCTGTTGTTATTCAACGTAGCGACCAGACCACCAGCCACGCCCTTCCCTACTAGGTTGCTAGCAAAGTCCCGGCCATGCCAACACTCCAGGGCAAGTAGCCGGGAGGATAGTTCCGCCCCGGTCTGGTTAAAACCGCTGGACCCATCCCAATCAACCCGCAGCTTGTACTTGGGCGTTACCACTTACCGGTCCCGGAACAGGTCGTCGAACCCGCCCTCGTGTTCTATGTCCCGAACGGCCTGGGCGATGGCTGCCCTAGAATCAAAGGTCGGCGCGTTAAAGTTAAGGGTTAGGTTCAACACCTTAGACCCCCCCATCCCGCCCCGAAGGGCGCTGTTGGCCGTTACATTGGCACCAGCGGGCAGGTTCACAAGTTCCGGTCCAGCCTCTCCCACCAGGGCCAGCCCCCCCCGGCTACGACCTCCCCGATGTGCGGTTTGCAAAGCATCGAGACGACGCTGGCCCTCTGCAACCTCCGCTAATAACCCGGCTCTTATACCTTCATCAGCATCGGGGCTCAACTGTCTCAACCTATAGTTTGCTCGGTTTATCTTGTCATGGATAGCTTGCATATTCGCAGCAGCGTATATGGCCGAAAACTGCCGGTCTTGTGAAGCCGCTCGCTCTTCAAATCCTTTGGGTCTATCCTGTGTATTATCTTCCCCAAGCGTGTCGATGCTACGTTTTAGTGCATCAACCTGCGCCCTAGATTCCTCAGCACTAAGTCCTAGGAACTTCAAAAACGCGGTAAGCCCTCCGCCTTCCTCTGCCAACTTGGTCATGGCCGCCCGGAGGGCTTCCACGTTATCTGTTGCGTTCAAAAACCCCAAGGCAACGTTGTCCAGTGTTAAATCCAATTTCCCCGCGACGGAAATTTGGTCCAGATACCCTTGGATAGTGCCTTGTATACTCTCCGTCTGCCGGAGCATTGCAGCCCGTAAGCTGCGTACCGCAGCCTCCCGGCTCTTAACAATGGCTGCATCGGCATCTTCGGCGGCCTTAACTCTTTCCGCATTAGCCCGGTTCTGATCGTCCAATTGTTGCTGGTTAAACCGCGCTTGTACATCAGTCATCTTCTTTGAAAAGCCGGTGAACGATCCCAGTTCTTGGGCCAGCATATCGTCGATGGCACTGGCACCAACCCTGGCAATAGCGATCTTGTCGTCGATGCGCTTTTGTTCAAGGGCGGCCAGTTCTTGGTTGAGTTTTTCCGATGCCTTACGGGTGGATTCCGCCCGTTGGGTGTCCAACATAGCAAATGTATCTTGGGTTGATATACTAGCAGCACTGTCGCCAAATGCCTTTACCTTTTCTGCCGCCTTGAAAGCCTCATTCCCCACGGCCGCAAATTTAGGGGAAGTGAAATCAAGCGACTTTCCCAATGCGTCGGCGTCTTTCTGGACCTTCCTAGACTCTCTAGCCATCCCCTCCAGTTTGATTGCCACGGTCTCTAACTGAGAGGCTAGCGTATCATTGCCAACCAACCGGGCGTAGCTGGCATAAGCCCTGGACGCCTTTGCCGTCCATTCCAGAACCACGTCCTGGTTCTTTAGCATAAGAACAGTCAATGCGGCTATGGCAACCGCTAGAATGCCGATGGGACCGAACGCCACGCTTATAGCTGGACCCAGGGCAGTAAAGCCCGCCGCTACTATGGGCAACGCCGCAATGAGACCGGGAAGGACGATCAGCAGGGGCCCCAGGACTAGCATAAATGCACCGATGGCAGCCCCAGCGATTACCAGGGCTTTGGTAAGCTGTGGGTGTTCCTTGGTCCACGCTGCCACGGTTTTCGCCATGTTCCCAAACCGTACCGCAGCATCCGCCACCATTGGCAGCAGAACCGTTCCAAGTTCTGCGGCTACGTCACCGAGGACAGCCTTGCTTATCCGTAACTGGTTAGCCAAGCTGTCAGATGTATTAGCGAAATCCCCAGCGGTAACGGCCGTTTGAGCCATAATTAAGTCGATCCGCAGCAATCGCTTCTCTTGCTCGGTCATTTCACCCACGGCCTTGTTAATCCCCTGGGCCAACCGGAAGGTCTCCAGGCTGGCGTCTGTCACGTCGCCCGCGTAGCGCCTAATCGCCTCGGTCTCCCCCCGTAGGGCCTGGTTGATCGCCGACATAGCATCCTTAACATCGGTGTTGAATACCGAAGCCATATCGGCCGCCCGGACGGTCAACGCATTGGTTCGTTCCGCTACCTTGTCCATACTTATCCCAGTATCTTTCAGCAGGGCCCCGGTAATGGTTGCCATCTGGTTAAAGGCTTGTGCGGACAAACCCACCGACGTGGCTGCGTTTTTTCCGAACTCCAGAATCCCTTTAGACCCTTCACCGAATACTACCTGGACAGCGTTGATGGATTCTTCCAAATTGGAGGCAGCCTTAACCGAGACACCGGCAAGCCCCACCATGGCCGCGCCCATGGCCGTGATCGCTAACCCAGTAGCCCGGAACGCCGCTTGGTGTTTCTGGACCCCAGCAGCGAATTTACCCATGGTTCTGTCGGCCTGCTGAATGCCCCTGCTGGCCTCATCCTTGAGTTTCAATAACACTGAAACTGTGTGAGCTTCCGCCATTATTCGTCGTTAGCCACCAGTGTAGTTTCCAACCATAGGTCGGCTTCCTCCGGGGTAAGGTCCATCATGCCGCCACCCTCCCGGTTGATCTTGGCTTTGATGTGTTGGAGGTTCCGGTATGTCATAATCCCCCAGGCTTGCTTAAAGTTCATGGCCTCGGCCTCTGCCGGGGTACACCCAAAGGCCGAACATATCTCGCTTATTAGCGCCTCTGGCGGCTGGGGCTCGTTGTCGTCGGGGCCTTGGAAGAGGAATCTACCGAAGGCCCTGAGCCGTTTTTTCTCGTCTCGTCAGACTGAGGGCTGGCTGCAAGGCCAGTAAGGTAGACCAGTTCCTCCCCAGTTAACCCCGCTAGAATATCGGGGCGCCCTCTAGGCTGGTCCATAGGTTCGCCCATCATGTCGGTCCAATTCCATTGGATTATCCGCTTGGATAGAACTTTGCAGAGTTGGCCGAAATGCTCCCCTACATTGGCCGCGCCATCGGCGTTTGGGTCCTGGTCGGCAAATGTAATCAATTGCCCAATAACGATGATTTCCGCAACAGTGGTTAATGCCAGGACCGTCACCGACTCGCCTTCATGGGGGTAGAACGCCTGGCCCTCATGGACGACAACGCCATTTTCAATGACCTGCCCGATGTGGACCACACAATCGTCGGATGGGATTTCTTCCCAGGGGATTTTCGGGGCTTTCAGTTGGGCCTCTGGGGCCTCTAGGGCGGTTTGCTGTTGGGGCTCTTGGCCCGCTGGCTGTGTCATAATTCCCTGTCCTTTTATTAAATTCCGGCCAAAATCACAGTTTTTATTGTTTGTCAAATAGCTCAGATGGCATTCTAAGCCGTTTTAACCGGGGTCTCTCTTGTTAGTTGAACAATGTATAACGGACCCTCTTTTTTATACCCGGACGTATGTTCTATAGATTTTGGAGGGGCTAAACCCTAGAGGACGCCGCCTATCAGAACGTCCTCTAGGGCCGCCCCAGCAATCGGGTTGGAACGGCGGGCATTTCAACCGCTTCTTTCATCCATCGCACTATGACGCGACCAACCCCATTTCCTTTAAGCCCTAGTAGGTGCTATGCCCGTCTGGGAGCGGCCCCATCTATGGCCGCCGAACCGCCGTTGTGGCGGAAAGTCGCCGAGTACCGGATTACGTCGTTGATGTTAGCGACGATCTGATACCGGGTGCAGATCGCAAAGCCGTCGTACCCGGTTGTACCGTCCGGTTCAAAGTCCCATTCTTCGGCCTCAAGGCCCAGTTCATTGAAGATCGTAGCGTCACCCTGGGAAGATGCCGGGTCCCATGATCCTTGGACCTCGATGGTCGCTGTGGGCTTACCGGCTATAGGCACTTGATAAGTATCGGCGAAGGCCGTGGCGTCCGCCTCTGGTACATCGAACGTTAAAGTAACAGTGTTCAATTCATCTTCAAGGGCGACACTGTCGAAACTGAAATCTGCGTCCTTGCCATGTGTGCGTGCCACTTGATACCTCCGTCGTTTACTAGAATGGTGTTTCCCGGCCCTGTGAGCCGTTTTAAGGGGCCTCTATGCCACTGCCCTTACCGTTTCCCCCGAATTCTGGAGGATGGCCGTATACCGGGCCACATCGCCAACGTTGTAGACAATGCGAAGGGACTGGAACAACGACCCGGTCAACCCGGACGCCGTGGTTGTAAAGTGGGGATCGTTAGCGCCCACACTCCCTCCAGTTGGAGCGAACGTTGCGGACTTTGCCCCATCTAGCCGGGCGTCGAATAGAGTGTCCACCCCCTGGGATACCGCCGGGTCTACGGTTCCCTGGAGTTCAAACACTCCCGATTTTTTCCCCGCAAGGGGGACCGCGTAAGTATCGGCAAACGCCGTGGCGTCCGCCTCGTTCACGTCCATGGTGAGGGTGACCGTATTTAGTTCATCCTCAATTGCCACGCTGTTGTAGGTAAAATTAACGTCCTTGCCATGGGTTCTTGCCAACCTGTCACCCCCTTTAAGTTAGATATATGCCGAAACCGACCACGATGGAGAATGTCCGGGACCCAGCCCCGGCATAGGTGATTACAACCCGCCAGAATGTATCTGTGGTCGTAGTCGTATCCGTGATGACTTCTGACAGAGCCACACTCGCCTGATCCAACTGAGTGAAGGTAATTTCGTCCGTTGGAGATGGAAAGCCCGTGGTATCGTGCTGAATCTTTACATCAAGGGTGTTGTTGCCTGCCCCACCTGGGGCGGCCAACAACCGGAGAATGCCGCGCCCGGTCTGGCCGGACGACAGTGCCCCAGCTTCCCGTTCTGTACCATTTTCCGTCGCCGCTTGCGCGGTCGCAGCATGTAGAATCACCGACCGATGAACCACCGACTCGCCTAGCCAGTTCACGTCCAGGACACAAGCGGCCCCGATGTTCGCCGCCCTGGACTGGCTTTGTACGATGGTCTGCCCCTCGTAACCTAGACTGCCACCAATGTTGTCGTGATACACCCCAACGGCGCGGGCAGTTGCCGTTAGGTCTATGAACATCTCGGCGTCATAGCCACCGGTCCCGTCGAAGAACCCGTTTATGTTAAAGGCAAAACTACCTTTGCCTTGAAGATAGGTCATGTCTGTATCGGCAAAGGCCGTTGCGTCGGCTATGGCTGTTTCGACTAGAAGCTCCGCCGTGTTGGACAACCCGGAAAAATCGAACTCATCAGCGTAATGGGCAACGCTTTTGGCGTGAATACGTGCCATAGTTAACTCCGGTTCCTAAACTTACCTAGACCCGTAGTTTCATTCTTCCGTTTGAACTCCATAGCTTTTAGGGCGTCCTCTCTGAGCCGTTCCTGGACTGGGGACCCGGTATATATTTGAACCGCCCGGACCCGAAGCAGTTGTGCCAGATCGGTTATTTCGTCCCCGTCCATCTGGAATCGTTCCCCCTTGGCAACTGGCGTCTTGGGAGGAACTGCCCCAGGAGCGTTCTGTATCTCCAAACGAACCAGGGCGATATACCAGACTTCCCTATCCTCGATAATCTGCACGTTTCGCCATCCCCATTCGTATGAGCCCTTCCTCGGAAATGCCCGGCTCATCACCGTCCAGGGTAAATTGATCCCCTTCGCATATCAGGATCACCGGGTCAGGGCTGCTAGGCCCCTGAGTCAACCGGAACCGCTTTAGGGCAATTAGCATTCGGGGTGGCGGGACATATACCTGGCCCCCCTCAAGCCTGGTCTCCCCCTGTCGGGCCGCCTGTTCCAGTCTATTTGCCGCGTCGTTTGCGTTCATTCTCTACTTCCTGCCAGATGTTAAAGTCGTCGGCCATGATTATGTTGGTAAACTGCTTGGCCCCGATGGGACAATTGGGGGTCTGGCAATATCCCCAGCTTGTTCTCCCCTCGGCTGTGTCGATGATCCAGTAGTGAACATGCTCAGGACTCATCGGCGACTATGCGCCATAGGCCACCGGTCGATTGCCACATGTCCGACCCTCTCATTTCCGTTAAGTACAGGTCCGACTCCCGGCGCATCCATAACAAGCTGTAGCTGGACATACTAAGGGCGGCATTCTGAAGGACTGCATCAACCAGTGTGTCAATCTCGGTCGCTTCCTTGGGCCAGGGGGAGTCAGAGATCGCTAGAACCTGGTAAAGAGCGTCGACCCCCCGGATGGTATAGGTCGGGTAATCGTCTAGTTTGGCGATGGCCTGGAACTTGACCCAGGGCGGGTCGATGTTGTCGGGAACGTAACTGTTCCATATCCCGCCCGTCGCCTTGTTTAAGACCGACTGGACATTCAAGACAGTCATTAAGGCCGCCTCTACCTCATCCCGGAAGTTAGCCAAAGAGTTGCCCCACAGCCCTGGCGAATCCTGGGCCCACCTGTTCAATTGCCGGGGTAAGAAACGGCCTGGCGGCCATGCGGACGGTCCCAAACTCCAGGGAGGGAGCATACTCGGTACTGGGCCCTATCCGTCGCTCCAGGCCGTTACCAGACACCGTTATGGAGTTCTTGGTCGCGCCGGTGTCCACCGGGACAAGGGCCTTGGCCCTGCCCTCAACATCGTGGGCAGCTTTGTCCAGAACGTTCTCCAACTTCGGAACCAAGCCCAGGACCAGCCGCCCCAGGGTGTCGTTGGTCACCTTGGCTGTCATTACGTAGGGCATTAACCAGACGCCCCCTTGATCGGCAGTTGTGTGAAAACAATCTTGGGGCAAGCGTCGTATGGGGCAAGTTCATTCATGTCTACGCCCGCCGGATGATTCTCATCAAGATGGAACACCAACCGGTAATCCACGTCCTTATCCCAAGCGTCATACACCATTGCCAACAATTCGTTGATCCCTTGTTCGCCCGAAATGATGATCGTATTGGGTGGGTAGTCAGCCATCTTACCCCCAAACAAAAAGCCCGGAGAACGCCATACAGCGCGTCTCCGGGCCTCTTTGGGCCTCTGTTACCTTCGGTTGTAGGACCGCCCCAACGGGCCTCTCAGGGCCACCAGGGGACTATTATGGGAAGGGGCCGGGCCGGTTCTCTGGAGGGGGAGTCCCGGCCCTCCGCCAAACGATACCTGACCAGCATACCACCCGGCCTCTAGTGGCTGTCAATCATCACCCCGCCCCGACCGTCCGGGACGTAGTTAGGCTTGGGGGGTGCAAATACCGTTAAGGCTTTGCATTTGGATTGACGGCATTGGAGTTCTAGCCATCCTTTGAGACCGGTTAGGTCACCCCGCCCTACTTTGCTGCCACAGGTCCCGCATAACAGCCAGGGGCCTATAGCCGGTGTATTAGGCATCTGCGGGCCGTCCCATAGGACTTGTCGGTGTTGACGAATACAACCTCGTATAGCTGGCCGTTGTGGTCGACCCTGGCCGTCTCATCTACGTCCTGATCGTGGGCCACGGTCAACACGTATTCAGCGATCACGTCCTCCCGGCCCATGAACGGGGCTTCCTTGCCGGTACGCTCCGCTATCCGGGCCCTGATCCCCGCGTGGCTGATTGTGAAGGACCGATCCATCCCGCCCCTGCCATCGCTAATAGCGTTCGGCGTCAACAGATCGACCGTTATATCCAGACTGGCCTCGACCGTCTCTCGGATTAGGGATAGCTGCCGTCCGTCAAGCATTCTAGTTTCTCCCTAAGCGCAGGAATGTCGGGGGCTCTGGAGGGGGGCTGGCCACCGCACAGCCTGGACAGCCAAGGCGGCAGACCCAGGCAACTCGCCCATCTGTCAGGACCCTCAACTCGGATAGCTGGTGGGCTACTGGAGGAACGGCCACGTTTCGTCCTGCTGTGTGGCTGTCACAGCGTCGGCGTCGGTGTTCTGAGAGAACCCGTCCACCGGCGTGGGCATGACCACCACAGACGGGAGCGACTTCCGCCGCCACCTGGACGCTTGTTTCATCCAGTGTTCATACCGGGCTGATCGGCGAAAATTGGACCCGTCGGCGCTAAAGTCGAAGTCCTCGGCGGCCCGGTTAGCCATAGTCTCACAAGCCAACGCTATGGCCTTGTTGATGGTGACCTCGGTAACTAGGAAGTCGTCCCACTCAGCGTCACTAAACAGCGCCACGTCGGTACCTACTCTGGTGTCCCCCATGTATCGGCGGCACCGGTTCCGGTCGGTGGTCGAAGTATCGTCGTATGTAGACGCTCCAATAGCCATTACGGTACCTCAATGACGACGTAGGCGATTACCTCATCGGTAACTGCATCGCCCTGGGCTATGCTTACCTCAACGGCCCCAGGGACAAAGAACTTGTCATAGGCCCCGGTCACCGCTGCCCCAGCATTATCTTCTACCTGGCGCCGGGGGTATTGCCATCCGTCTGTATTGTTGTTGGTTAGGACCACGATGGTCTGTTCCCCCACGTCGCTGTTAGCCAACGCCTTGATGGTCGTGTCGGTGGTGGAGGGGGCACTGGTAAAGTCAACGTACACCCCTATGAAATAACAGGGCGGGACCGTCTCAACAGCGGACCCAGTGGCGGAGCCGGCAGACCCCGCCCCAGTTACCTTAATTTTCCTAGTCTCTAATCTTCCCATCTTGCCCTCTGCTAAACGGCCCCCAGGGGTTAGCTGGGGGCCTGATTGCTACTACCTGTTGGTCGCAGGGTGGGTTAGACCGGGACTTCTTCCCACTCGATGCAAGAGTTATAGAGCGCAACGGAAGCTAGGCGCCCAGCGACCCAGACCATAGTACCGGGATATACGTCGACCGACCCATGGAACAGATGGTCAATACGGCTGATACCGTTGGCGGTGGCGTCAGCTTCAACACCGGACCCACCCAGCCCCCGGACGGCCTCTTCCGCTACCCCGGCGACGATGGTCACAGTCCCGGCGTTAGAGGACCTTACCTGGGTAGCGGCTCCGCCGCCACGACCAGCCAGGGCGTTGATTTCGCTTAGACGACCGCTGATGGGCTTTGTCTCCGCAAAAGCGGTGATTTCATGGGCGGTGGCTACGTTAGAGCCCATTTGGGTCCGGGCCATAAGGTTGAACGAGTTTACGGCTGCCGTACCGCTTACCCGGTTGGTGGTGAACCGAACTAGCCGGACGATTACGCCGGAGTCCGCAGGGTTCCAGATCGGCAGCCCGCCGACGATGGCGGTGGCTGTATAGATCGGGATAGCCAACCCCAACGGCGTAACCATCTGGGAAAAGTAGTTACCGTTCGCTGCCTTGGCATCACCTGCGGTAGTGCGTAGCGCCCGCCCTTCTAGTACGTCGGCGTCCAGTCCTTCAATGATGATTCTAGCCATGTCTGTTCACGCTCCTGTTACCCGCCGAACTATTCATCATCGGTCGGGTTGAATCGCTCCCCATCGGGGAACAGATCGTCGCTGTTTGCCACGGCCACGATGGCCCGGCGAATTTCATTCTGGTCCCTGAGTAAGTCCGTTAATAGCTGGCAGACTTCCTCCAGTCGTTCGTTGGTATCCTCGACGCCTTCCATTTCCAGCCAGACCTTTTCATCAGCGTCGTAGATAAACCTGTCCCCACGATCTGGCGTAGGCCCCACGATAGTACAGATCGACCCTGTTTGGATGGAAGGGTAGACCACAGCCCCCACGAGGCCCGGTCCAGTATTCGCCTTGGGTAGCGGTACCTGGTCCGGGAATCGCTCCCCGGACGTTTTGTAGTACCGACGGGATTCCCGCGTCTTTTCAAAGGCCATCGGTTATCCCCCTTAGTCGTCGACCGACGGGGTCTTGACTTGGGTTTCGGCTTCGTTTCCAACTTCAATGTAATTGACGTTATCGTGCGCCATCCCTGTCTGTACGGTAGCGGCGTCGATAGTCGCCAAGTCCGAGAAGATGGTTACATTCCGAATTATGCCGGTGTTGGCGCCGTCGCCCTGTATGCCTGGTTCCGCATCGGACGTTATTACGCCTTCCTCGATTAGGGACCGGGTAGAGACACCGGTGAATAAGATACCCGCTACGGCAGCCGCTCCGGTAATCTCAATCCAGAAGTGACCGATATAAACCCGGTCGCTTATCCCGTTGACGTGGACGGCCTGTTCCGCACCAGCAGCGGAGGCATGATGATAATATTCTAAGCCGATTATCTTCGTCCCGGTGCAGGTCGCTTTTAATTCGATGCCGGTTACGAATTCGTCGGTTCCGTCGCCCGCTTCCCCAGGTAGAAACTCTAAGTCCTCTAGCCGAGTGTGGGTAACGGTCGCCTCTATGTCAATGCCAATCAAGACGGCAGTAACCGAGGGGCGAAAAGTCCAGTTACGGACCATCACTCCGTTGGCACCGATATCCAGGCTGGCGTTGGCGTGGTCATAATCTATCCGGGGCCGATCTGGTCCGTTCCCCATGCCTATGATGCTAATACCGGCTACGTCTGCGTCAATCTGTGCGTCGCCGATAGAATCCACATGGCCAGGGTATCCCAGGATAATGTCGCCGTTGTTCGCCGTACATCGACCTATGGCCGCGTCGAGTGTCGCCATGGGAAACCGCGGGTCGGTCCCATCGTTGCCGTCGTTAGCGTTAGTGTGACCGGAATCAAGATGGATAACGTCCCCGCCTGTCACTGGTAAGTTTCCACCGCCGACGGGAACCCCCCTGCTACGGATGCCCTGGGGGTAATTGGTTTGTCCACCGGCCACGGGTAGCAGCGCCCAGTGCCCCAAACGTCTCCAGGTCTGGGCCTTGGCCCTCTGGACCTGGTATTCTTGGCGAATCATGGCCCCCACCCCAACCAACACAGTAAGGACGGCGACCAAGACAGCCAGTGCCAGGTTAACCCGGTGGGCCTGTCTTAGTTTACGCATTTGATTTCCTCCCTTGGGTCTCAGGCCGGAACTACCCGGCCCCTAGCCCTGTGTTACTTAGGATGGGTTCTGGCCGTGAATCCAGCGCCAATCGGTCCAGCCGATGCCATACCGCATGTATCCCACGAACTTGGACAGCATGGAGTCGAAGTTCTTTTCCTGGTTGAACTCCGGGCGGACCCGCCACTGGAATTTGAGCATCTGTTTCATCTTCCGGCTGTCGATCAGGAACCAGGCGTTGGCGTCGGTAAGCCTGTTCCAGACCACAGGGCGGATGCGACCAGCGAACATATTAACGTCGAACTGGGCCGACCCCGGTTCGTACAGGGCCCGCTCATTCACGATCTGGGTAGCTGTGCGCTCCAGTTCGGAGGGTACCAGCAACATATCGGGGTTTACCCCCACCAGTTCGCCCTTGTCATCGGTGTAGTTCCGCATAAGCTGGCGGGTAGTATCCAAGTTGGGGAGACTCAACGCCAGGGTTCCTTCGTTGGATTGAGTGTTCCCAGTGTTAACCGGACTCTGTGGGTGGGCTGTGGACAACAGTCCCACAGCATCAGCACCGTCCGTGGACGCGCCCATCCGGTTGGTCCCTGCATCGGTAAAGCCATTGATAAAGACGTTGGCCGCGTCGGTCTCAATGGTGTTTGCGAAGGCCAGGCCGAGGTTACGAGCCCTGGTCTCTATGGCGTTGTATTGATCGTCATCCACCAGTTCCCGCTCGACTTGCATACCCTTGGCAAACTGGTAGTTACGAATGTCCACCCGGTAACCGGCGTCAAAGTCCTCGTAAGGGACTGTGCCATTCCAGGGCGGCACCAGGCCGATGGCCCCCATGCCCTGGTAATGCTCGGTAAACTTGGTGGAAACGGATTGACCGAACAACATCTCCATAAGTGGGTCCGGTCGCCCCAGTTCCTCAAAGAACCAGACCCGGAGGCCCGGCTCTAATAGGTCTGCAAAGCTCCCTGCTGAAAGTACCATTTTTCAATTCTCCCTATGAACGAATGACCCTTGTTAACTACCTAAAAGTAGA